CTAATCTATTTTCATCAATTAATGATGCCATCACCATTGTATCTACAATGTGTCCATTGATTTGGATCCCCGCCGCTCGAAGCCAGCACACATCATACATTGCGTTGTGAAATATTTTTACATTATCGTTTGCACAAACTTGTTTAATCCAATTTAAAACTTTATCTTTTTCTAAATTACCACCACCTTCATGTGCAATTGGATAATATGCAGACCATCCATCAACAGCCACAGCAATACCAACAATATGGCCATTACCAATAATTGCACCGGAACCTCTTGCTTTAAGATCGGGATCTTTAGTTTCCAAATCAATTGCAACATATTGATATCCTTTTAAATCAGGATAATTTTCTGGACAAATCCATTCTTTCTGAGCTTCAAACATTTATAGTACCATTATTAAAAAACAATATATACACAACACTGTGAATAATCCTAAATCAAATACTACCATTTTTTTACCTCTCATTTTTATAGTCTCTTTCTATAATCATCTGTATGTAATGAATTGCTTTTAGCAAATCTTGTTTCTTTCCTTTATCTTGGTGCCTACAAATGTATTTAATTGCATTACCTTCTGCAAACAGTATCTTATTTTCATTAATAAATAAAGAAGGCTGTATTTTATATTTTTTATAATGTGAACCTCCTATTTGTTTAGAGAACGCTTTGTTCATAGTATTGGGTCTCCTGGTATGTAGTTATAATAATCATCTATATCTGGTTGCATGATGTAAAGATTTTCTTTTGCACGTGTTACACCCACAAAAAACAATCTGTGTTCAGGATCAGGATTTCTTAACGCTGCATCATGTATAATTTTTTCTATCCCGGTATACAGAACTACATTTTCACATTCCTCACCTTTAACACCATGTATTGTGGATACTTTAATTCTTGCAGGTTTAAATAAATCATCACCACTTGCTAGTAATGATTTAATGTATAATTTTGTATTTTCTTTAAAATTTAATTGTTCCCAGCTCCCCGTCACTTGTAACCCGTGATTTAACATCAGATCATCTATATCTACAAAATCAACAGTATCTAATGATTTACCGCTAGAAAAACCATATTCAACATGTTTCATATTATAATTTAAAACTTTATAAACTGACTTTGCTTCTTCAGCTCCAACCGTTGCACCTTGATTTAATCTTATCCATACTTGATAGGCTTCTAATAATTCATTAGATAAGACAGTGTTTGTTCTACTATCAAATCTTAAGTTTAATGAAGTTAAATGTGCTTTAATTGGATTTAACATTTGATTTGTTCTTGCAATAATCATCCATTCACCTTTACTAAAATTTAAATCTTCTATTCTTTGATCTTCAAAAATTTGTCCTTCAGCATCTCTTGGTAACCAACTTTTAATCATTCTATTATCTACATGTTGTAATATATCTAATGCTTTCCTATGAATTACACGTGGACATCTTCTTGATTCTATTCTTGGATCCACTTCTCCTTTTAGATTTATAAATATATTTGGATCAGCGCCTTGAAACGTATAGATAGTTTGATCGTCATCCCCTGCAATGTATGATCGCTCACATCGAGATTCAATGTAATTGAACATGTCCCATTGCAGAGGATTCAGATCCTGCGCTTCATCCAAAAAGACAACGCTGAGTGGAGGGCATTTGTCTTTCTCAATGAACTGTTTAATCATATCGGAATATTCAATCATTCCTGTTTGTTTTTTATATGATTTTAAATCGGCATCAATTTGTTCTGTTAACCAAATATCTATTGTTTGATGTTTATCTAATTCTACTGCTGCATCCATGATAGATATTTTTTTACATCTTGAATATTCAATAATTTTCATATGATCATTCTTATAAGTTACAGCTTCTGTGTATGGATCAAAATAAGTATCAAACGATAAATCTTTACATATTTGTGAAAAATTTTTGAAAGCATTCCATTTTTCATCTTTAAGTAATTGTGTATTTGTATCTATATTTAATTGTCTTGTTCCTAAAGAATGCATGGTACAAATGTATGGAAAGTCTTTTACTTGAGAAAATGTAGGCAATATTCTTTTTCTTGCTTCATTTGTTGCTGCATTACTAAATGTTAAATAAGCAATTTTATCTGCAGTGATTTTATTTATTTCAATTTCTTTTTTTAAATAATTATTTATTAAATGATATGTTTTCCCTGTTCCTGGAGGTCCTGGTATAATTGTTCTTTTCATTTAAATGCCGGCTCTTTCATTTTGTTTTCTGTAATGGTTGGCTTATCTAAATTTATTGTTTCAATCTTCCATATTCTCATTGATTTCTTATCTAATTTTACAACTTCTTCAATTGCTTTAAATTCATTTTCCAACATCCTTTGTGTTTTTACTTTTGATAAATCCCAAGACTTACTTCTTTTTAAAAAACTATTAAAACTTTTATATTGAAAATAACTAAAACCATTTTCTGTGTATGGAATACCTCTTTTAACATCTTCCATTGTTTTACCAGTTGCTCTATTTAAAAAATCTCCAAGTAATTCTTTTAATTGATATTCAAGTTTTGTTGTTTGAGGAGCTTCTAATATTTTAAACGTATCCTTATTAGATATAATTTTATGTAATAATTTTTTCCAAACAATTGAACCTATAGGCATTAACACTTGGCTTAATTGATCCATAACTTCTACAGAAAATTTCCTAAATTCATAAAGAGTAGAGCCATCTACTTCAACTGGTTTACCATCAAAATAAACAATATAAATTGGTGGGTGTGATGGATATTTTTCTATTCTTTCTATTTCTGGTCCTGGTACATTTTCTCCAACACCAAATTTTCTTTTGACACAAATTTTTGATTCACAAAAACTTTTAATAGGTTCTTGTTTACATTTATATCTATAATCTTTATTTGATAATGATTTAATAGCATTTTCTATTTCAGAATCTTTTAAAGGTTCTTTCATATATTTACCATTGTAAGCGCTTAATTTTGTTTTCCATGAATCTGGAAATCTTTTTCTTAAATAAACACCTACATTGAACATAGTGTCATTTCTTTTACCTTTAGGAACTTTGTCAGATAATAATGTAATTAAACAAGGAGGAGCTTCAAATAAATCTTCATTCTCTGTTGTTATATTTTCTTTCCATTGTATTAAATCTTTTTCTGATAAAACCTTTTCATCATGTAATTTAAAAAATTCATCTAAAGATAATGGTTCTGCATTATTATTTAATGCGCATCTCACAGATTTATCTCCACCATGATATGGAAGATTTAACCAACTTCCATATGATTTTTTATCTGCAAGTATATAATCTTGTTTTGGAAATAATTCTTTTCCAGCATGACCTAACATTGCTGCCATTACTTTTAATTTTTCTCTAATTAATGATGCTGCTACAAATTCTTTTACAAACAAAAATATATGTGCACCACCTGATTTTGATTTAAAAACTATTAATGGTAAATTTTTTTCTTTAATTTTTGTAACTAATTCTTTATGATCTAAATCATAAACATCAACATCTAAACACCCCCATTTACATTTATTATCTTGTCTAATAGGTACAATTCCTAATGCAGGAAATTCTCCGTTTAAATGTTTTTGCCATAACGCATCGGTTATTGGCTTATGTATCATTGTTGAATCTGCTTCGTTCTTCCCATCATCTCTAATTTCTCCAGTCATTTTTGTTTGACCATAAGATGTTTCAAGACCGGCAAATACCTTCTTAAATCTTTCTAACATATCCACTCTCAAGTTATGGGGTGATATTTCTATCACCCCATTTAGTATTTACTTATTATTTGCTAAACTTTGATAGAACTGTTTTGATCTTTCATAGATAGCCGCATCACTTACAGGACCAACTTTTACAATGTTGTATCCATACCATTGTTTTCCTTTACCGGAATTTAAAACGGTATTTAATTTGTATACGTGACTAAATGATGGTGGTGTATATGGACCATTTTTACCGTCCATAGTTATTGACATCATCATTGCATTCCACTTTCTGCTAATTTTACCTTGAGATGAACTCATAGATATAAGTGCAGTTTCAGTAGAACCATTATCTATTATTAAAACAAAATGTTGACCAACCGTAAGAATGTAATTTCCATTTGGAAGTCTATCCTTACCCATTTGGTCTTTCGTAGTTTTAG